GAAATAGTTCTTACTTTGATCTTGTTGTTGACAATATCAATGTCATCAAGGAATCCTCGAGCAAGCGTCAAATTAAATGTCGCACTTGACCCTGAGCCAGCAGATGCTCCTCCACCTGATCCTGTGCCAGATGCGATAGATGACTGTGCAACAGCGGTAAATGTACCAGAAAAATCGTCAGAGACTACACCAGGATCATAAACTTTAATTCCTGTTATTGCGCCTGGACTTGCTGGTCCGGTAACTTGAAGTTTAATTCCGGTAGCAGTATTACCATTACTATCTGTGACTGTAGCAAGAGTTATTATATCACCATCTTGATAACCGCTTCCTGCGCCGTTGACTGCTGGATCAAATGCGTATAATTTATCGCCCGCTTTTGGAAAACCAGAACTATAGTTTGTGACTGTCATAAAGTCTAAATCTTTATTTGTAAATACTGCATTACCAGAAGTATTCGCAAATTTACATCTAATTAATTCGTAAGTTATATCTTCTGTTTGATGTGCGTTCCATGCTCCATTATTAGAAGAAGTAAACAACAATCCTCCAATGTTAGTTTCATCGGCAGTAATTCTACTCTTCGTATTGATTACATTTTCACCTAACTTAGAACACCAAACATTGTAGTCTGTGCTATTGCCCTGTGGTTTTAGAACAAAGGCATACTCTTTACCCGCTTTTAAGAATATTGGATCAGCAAACTTAAAGATGCTGTGTTTATCTAATTGGGTAACTGTTCCATTAGATGCTTCAGTTGTAGTTGTAAGACATCCATCTCTACCAATTAGATCAGTATCAGTTTGCGTTGCACCATCTTTATCAAGATATTGTCCTAATGTAAATCTTGCTACAGTATTGATAGCAGGATTTAGAGTAACTGTGGCATAAGGCAATACATTTCTCGTAGGATACCCATTCAATGTCTCTCTAATCTCACATGTAATAGAATCAGTTGATGATATTGTACTAAAGAATACTCTCAATTCTTGTAAGAACATACCAGGTTCTCTGACAACTATACCATTAGCAGAAGTATATCTCATAGTTGGTACAGTAAATGTCTGTGCTATAGGATCAAATCCACCAGTCAATTCAACATGTGAATCAGCAGTTGCGCCAACTTCAAAAGAATCTACTTTGATGCTGGAAGTTGCAGTTGTGTTTAATGTTAATGATTCGTTTTCAAGTCCAACATCTGTCACAGAGGTATTTGTTCCTACTACTGTTGTTGCTCCTTGAACTGTGTTAAAATTAATCGCTGGTAGTTCAGTTGATATTGTATATCCTTGAGAAACAGATGTTGAACCAAACGCTGAATACTTTCCTTCGCATGAAGAAGTAGTCAATACTGCCCTGTTTAATCTATCATCACATAGTCTAATAGTAATTTGTCCAACAGGGAATTTACCACCAGGTATCTTTAATACTCCAATGAAGTTTCCGTCTGCATCAGTTGTGCATCCTTGTGTGATATTATCGTGTGCAATAGGACCATTTAAATTTGTTCCTCGTAATTTATCAAGCCATGTTTCTTGAGGAGTTGGTAGAACTACCTGTGAGAACCATTTCGTAGCAGTATTATGACCACCATAGCCAGCCGCTGGCCAACCACCGTTACTAATTCCTCTCCAGAATCCTGTTAGTGGTGCAAGAACACAAGGGGTGCCCGCAGAGGCAAGATGACTAGCATGTTCTCCTTCAACAAAACAGAATATAGGAGTATTTGGTTTCAATCTTTGTCCTACAACTATTATTTCTTTGGCCCTCATAAACGCATCAATAGAAAAAGATTTAAGTCTTCCGCTCAGATCCATTACTGCCGTTTGACCACTTGGTCCAGAAGTTGCTTGTAATATATTTGAAGTGGCAGTTGTTGTAGTTGTTGTCTTTTGTTGAACTAAGTCAGCACTCCATTCACCGGAGGTAGTTATTGTTCCACCAGAACTGACTTGACCTGTAACACTAATATCACCTTTAGTTTCAACATCTACTTCAACCCACATTCTGTTATTACCAGTTCTATCACTTGCTGAAGTTTCCCAAGTGTCGGAATCTGAGAATTGGGCAGTAGTACCTGCAATATCAGTTGTTGAAGGTTCATGTTTACCACCAACAGTCGTTCTGACATCTTCAGTGCTTGTCTCAAATCCAAAGTCATAACTTTGGACAATTTGGGCAGAAGTAATAGAATTTGCTAGACTTGCACTATACTGTGAAAGTGAAGTATCTGTTATCTGTTCTGCTGCCAAAGTTTCCGATGTGAAATCGTTAGAAGATTTAGGATGAACTAACAAATCTCCAACATAATCAAACAAAAGTTCTCCAGCAGTATTTCTAACATGCGAACTCATAGGATTACGATTAAAGACTCTACTTACATCTGGACCATGTGGTGCAGGATCCCAATTTGTTTTATTTGCTGAATAATATCCAACTTTATCTGTGCCGTGCATGTCAGCAACCGGCAATGTTAAAATATTATCATGTCGTTGTACTGTAGTCGATAATGTATCGTTGTACATTAATTCAATCATTTCTTCTTTAAATGCGGGATGCAGTTGCTTTCGCTTGATATCAATAGCCGCTCTAAATGAAGGATCACTTACAGAACTTAAAGCATGTGAAATAAAAGTATTAATAAAAATACCATTTTTAAATCTGTCATTGCCATCTGCGTCTATAATACTCATGCTATCGGCTTCTCTTTCCATAAGAGAAATAGCAGTATAATATTCTAGACGATTAATTCTTTTTTCTATAGCCGCTATATCATTCATCGTATAGCGTTTAGGTTGTTCTACTCTAGTTTTAACTCCAATATAAGGATTTTTTATTGCATATGCTATATTAGGAGCAACACTAGGAAATGGAGGTATTTTCATTTCTGCAACAGTCATCGTTCCTGCTGGAGCAACTGGTCCTATGGGGTTAAGACTAGGAATACCTTTAATTACAATAAATTCTCCAGATTCAGTAAGAACAATTTTATCTAGACGACCGAGATAAAACTCTATGTCTGTAGTAAAATTCTGAACAGGATTAGGATTCTGCAATCCAGTCATACCACCATTAGCAGGAATATTTAATTGATGTGTTAATTGTGGATTTTCTGTGGCGGCACCTATAGTTGTCGCTGTAACACTAGCAGTCGCTTTAACTTGCGGTCTAAAATCTATCGCATTTTTTAAATCGATTGTCATGTCCCCTCGTCTGTACACGGGAACTTGCCAAGTGTATATACCACTAGCACCAGTATCATCTATAGGATATGAATTGACTGCAAAGTATGTTCCATTTGATGTTGTATAGTTAGGAACAAAGCAAGATAACTTAACTGTGATATACTTGTTATTAGTATCTATTCCAGCATCAACTAACTTTTCTAAAGAATCTTGTTTATATAAAGAATCAGTTTGACCCGTTCTTATTCTGAACTTATCTTGCAGATTAGTTCCAGTAGTCACATAAGCAGAAGAATCAACATAAACTTCTTCTATCTTAAAGCAATCTGGAATTCCTAAGTTCCAAGGTCCGGTAGCACCACCTAAATTAGATGAAGTATCTATTTTAACATAAACACCAGTATTCAATGCTTTAGTAACGGGAACTGAATCTGTATTTGCAACATTAACTTTTAACTTAGCGTTACCAGTACCACTAACAGTTCCCAAATCTATAGCGATTGAACTAGAACTAACTGAAGTGAACATAGCCGCTGTTAAAGGAACTACTGCTCCTTGAGGATATGCGGTGCCGTTAATTGTTAATCCAGCACCAGTCAACACCATATAAAAATTGCTATCACATACTGTTTGTGTCATTGACACTCCGTATGGGAAAGTCAATGGAGAAGTTACTCCAATAGTAAACTGTCCAGCGGCATCAATACTGACATCAAACTCTTCTTGGTATTGATAACTAGTATCGTATGATCCTCCACCAGCCGCAGCCAATGTTTTAGGTGAAGTAAATGGTGCAGGAAATAAAAGTCTTCCTTTGTCTTGTTCTTTGAGAACTGCGATAGGAGATCCTACATAAGCAAGTTCGGCAGTACCATTTGCTGTAATACCATTTGTATGTGTGGGCTTAGTAGAAGCGTGAGATGTACCAGCGGCAACTACTTGGTAATAATTATTGCCATGTACTAGTAATGTTCCAAGGCTATACGAGGTACTACCTGTAAACTGTTGTCCAGTTGAATTCTTTCCTGGCTCTAGAACTATATCACATATTCCTTTATCGTTACCAGATCCATATACAAATCCTCTTGCAGTATCGAATGATCCAGTATTAACTTTAATATCATAGAGATATAAGCGGTATTGTGATTTTGCTCCACCGACTGCGCCAGTACCAACTTTCTCTATGTACTTAACTCTCGCTTGTCCTATAATTGAAGTATCAACAGGCTTTGCTGTAGTACCATGAGTATTGTTTGTTATTGCTTGTTTACCTATACCAGAGGTAGCACTTCCATCATATATCTGAATAATAGCACCATCTGATATACTCCAATTTCCTGCCATCTCATCAACTGTTACATACTGACCCGTTGCAGTTGAAGTAATGCTATTCTCAACGGTTCGTGTATCATTTCCTTTATCAAAAGACAATGGAGTAGGAGTTGCAAACTCATATCTGTAACCGCTTACATATGCGGTTCCGGCACCTATATTAGCAACTAATTTCGTTGCAGAGCCGACAGGACTAGTAGCGGCAGTATATCTACCACCGTTTGCGCCAACTTTTAAATGCTCTTGTACGCTTAAAGTAAATGGTCTTACAACATAGTTGCCAGATTCCTCATGTGTTCTTTGAGCAAAAATCTTTCCTAAATCTGCTAATTGTTTCATGCCATCAGGCAGTTTCTGATTGTAACCACCTTCAACAATTTTATCAGTTACAATAAAATCTTCAGTCGCATCGGCTGTTAATGATTTTATTCCAATAGTAGTTGATATTTTATATCGATCAGCACCAGGAGCATTAAAGTTATAAGAACCAGCCGCAGGATCCAACAAAGTAGTATCATCATCAGAATCTACAACTTCTTCTGTTACAGTAAGTCCAACAAATGAACTCGCAAGTGGATTGTATTTGTCAACAAGGACTTCTTGTCTAAGGTGATTTACGAATCTGCCTTTGAGAAAGAAAACTCCTTCTGCGATAGCAAAGAAAAGTCCGTAGCCGTAAAAGTTTTTTGATATATCGTTTCCGGTGGAGTCAACACTTGCATCAACAACAAATGTGTCACCATTTCTACCAGAATCCGCTGAAGTAACAGTAAGAGTTTCGCCTGGATCAAAGTGAATAGAACTACCATTCAATTCTCCAGCACTTGTTCCTTGTGTATTACCACCGATATATCTAAGATAGAATGTTTTCTTGGCGTAAACATCTCCATCACTACCAGTGTAAGCAGAAAGAATCTTTGCTTGTATGCCTGTTACGCTACCTGTAATAGTATCGCCTACATAATTTGCAAGTGTGCTATTAGATACGGCAGCGGCTGAAGCATCAACATCATTAATCTTAATGTATGGCTTTCTTAATATACTTCCTTCACCACCAGTGACTCTTGTTCCTTCAGTAATATTAAATCCGGCATGGTTTCCAATCGCTTTATGCAAGTATGTTTGTAACTGCGTAAGTTCACGCGCCTGAACAGCGACACCAGGTTTAAATAAAATCTGATCGAATTGTTTAGATGAATTGTAATCATCGTAATATGGGGATACATTTAAATCGAGTGCCATTTCTTATTTCCTAAAATTTGAATACAACTTTAATTGTTTCGGTTTGATCGCTGTCTCTAACGACAGGTCTTCTATTATCGACATACAACAAATCGCCACTATGTGGATCAATTTCTGGATTCGTTGCACTATTTATAGTCAAACCTTCAACGGCTGTTGTAACATTTTTAATAGTTGACGATGCTGATATACCACCAATTATTTGTTGTAAATATACTTTATCGATAGTACCATCAGCATTAGAGTCTATCTTTTGTATTACTCTGAATTTTCCTCCTTCAGTAGTTGTTACTATGTCATCTAAATTATATTGAGTTGGATTAGAAACTCCTATAACATGACAGGGTGTACCAATACCTGTAGTAAACAATGCACTACTACTAGCAAACTGATAAGGATTTTTATA